AAGTGAAATCCAAAATCCTCTTCCGTCTGTTGCAATACCTCTAGAACTCGTTGACAAAGAGCCAACACTGCTCCATGTAACACCGTCGTTTACTGAACGGGCGGAAAATGAGGATCCAGCAACAAACCACACCCCGTTGCCCCACGCGATCGCGCTGGCGCCGGCTCCTCCAAAAGCGCCTGGAGTAGAAGCAGACCAAGTCGCGCCGTTGTCGGTGGACCGGCTAGCAGTGCCCGAGTTGCCCACGGCGATCCATACCCCGTTGCCCCACGCGACCCCTTGGATGCTATTGCCACCAAACCCGCTTGTCACGGAAGCCCAAGTTGCCCCGTTATCGGTAGACCGAGTCATGGTTCCACTATCCCCAACCGCTACCCAGGTTCCGCTTCCATTAGATGCGACAGCGCTGATGCTTGTGGAGCCAAACCCGGAAGTTACCGTGGACCAGGTCGCTCCGTCGTTGGTCGATCTTGACATGCCGCCGGAAGTGCCTGCGGCGATCCACACCCCCGAACCACCATGAGCTATGGTCCTAACTGTTCCGCCAAACGGGTTTGAAACAGAGGCCCAAGTGACCCCGTTGTCGGTTGAACGAGAAAGGGCGTTGGTGTTTCCCCCAGCGACCCATGTTCCGGACCCGTTCGTTGCGATTGCTTGGATAACGCTAACTATGCCGGTTGGAGTGTTGACTACCCAGCCAGCGGAAGAATTTACTGCATCTCCCCCCGCTCCACCAACCGCCACGCCAATCTGGAAGACGTTCTGCGGAACCACCTGTGTGGTGGTGGACGCCGTAATCAGGCGCGCCGTGCGCCACTCAGGCGGCGCGACCCGTGTCGGCTTATTCGGGGGGAGAGGGTAGCCGTAGGTTCCGTTATTCATTAGAAGTCACCTCCGTAAGCCACGACATTAAAAGCCTCTGCGTTGTTAGTCGCTGCCCGCAACGACCAGCCCGTAGGGATTGAAATCGGCAGTTGAATGGTGCCGTTGTTCATGCCCTGGCTGCTGACAATCGCGTTCCACGCGGGAACGGTTCCGGATGGCGTCAGAGCCAGAACAGGCACCTCGGCGATCATTCGAGCATTTGTGCCGTCATGCAGGAACAGTCGAACCATGCCGGCAGTCGTTGTGCCAGTGGCCTGGAATTCGATGGCGTCGATGCGCGACCCAGAAGCCCCCGCGGTAAACACCGTGCCGATGGTGCCGGTGCCGTCGCGGTTGGTGTTTGCGGTCGATATCTGACCGATGCCAACTTTGGGCGTTGACGCATATTGAGGTATCTGTGCCATGCTGTTTCCTTAGATGATGCCAATGGCGAGAAGAGGAAGCTGACTTGCCGGCGGTATTTCCGCCCAGCTCGTGGCTGTTCCGTTGGTGGTGAGGAACTTCCCGGAGTTCCCAGTTTGGGACGGATACACTTCCGCCCAACTGGCATTCGTGCCGTCTGTCGTGACGAACTTGCCTGCGTTGCCACTCTGGCCTGGCAGCGCCACGTTGAACGCGGCCGCAGCAACAAACGCGGTCGTTGCGAGCTGCGTAGTCGCGGTGCCAGTAGAGGCCGTGGGGGCCGTGGGCACGCCCGTGAACGAGGGCGACGCTGCGGTGAACACTCCCCCCGCCGCCTGAGCCACCAGCGTGCCGTTGGAGTAGAAGTTGGTGGTGGTCGTTGACCCTGCGGTCGCGGAGCCGAGCGTGATATTCGTGGTCGAACCACTCGCGCCGTTGGTCCCGATGCTGACCGTCTTGATTTGACCAGACGCGGTCGTGCCGGTGCCGACACCAACGGTCGTCGCCGAGTTGCTCGAACCCAGCGTCGCAAACGTCCCGGTCGCGTTGAACGTGCCGCTGACAAGGGTCGTGCCGGTGAAGGTCTGCGAGATGTTGCCGAGCGTGGCCAAAGACCCCGAAACGTCCGGCAGCGCGTAGCTCCGGGTCTGGCCTGCAGTAATCCCGCTCAGGTCGAACGCGGCCCCCTTGGTCAGGACGGTCGCGTCCCTCAAGGCGAAGGTCGAGCTTTTGAAAGTGGCGGTCAGGTACGACCCGTCGTAGAGCAGGTCGCCGCTGCCAGAGATCCGCTTGGACCCGTTCAAGAACAGGACCTGGTTGACCGTGCCCGCGCTCAGCGTGTGGTAGCCGGACCAGGTGTGGTCGCCGCTGTGCGTCGGGTTGCCCGACCACGTTATCGAGCTGGGAGCGACGACAAGCGCGCCCCCCGAGAACGACAGCGCGGACGACGCCTCCAAAGCGGTGCCGCCAGCGTTGACAGCAACGAACTTCCCGCCGTTGCCTGTCAGCGTCGGCAGCTTGTTGAAGCCCGCCTCAATCTGGTCAAGCTCCGCCCGCAAGGCCGCGGACGACCCGGGCGAGTTCGGCGTCGGGTACGTCGTGTGATCGTAGTATTCGTTGCTCATCTGATGCCCCGGCGCATTGTGTAGTGAACAATGATGGTGTTCACCGTGAACGGCTCAAAAATGTCTGAGAAACATGAAATTCGGATGGCGATGTTCTCTGCCGTTCCGCTCACCTCAATCTCTGATGGCGAAACGTCTGAGCCGTCCCAAACGAAGCTGTCCCAGATCATCTCGTCCCAGTAGCTTGAGCGCAGGTCGGATGCGTATCTCTCGTCCAGCGGCTGAGGGATCTCTTGCCTGCGATAGCCGAGATCGTAGCCGAACTCAATCTCCGAGTAGTAATCACCCGCGAGCTCGACGCTCGCACGGCGGAATCGCTTGAGAATCCGCGGCGACTTGATGGAGTTGTAGGTCAAGTTGAAGCTCGCCGAGATAGCGTTGCCATCAAAGCTCGTGCCCTTGTCGAGCTGGTACACAAAGCCGTTGGTCGAGCCAAAGAAACTGACGGTGCTGCCGCTGACATTCTCGCCCTCTTCGCAACACAGCACGGGGTTTGGGAACTCCACTGGCATGGATCCCAGCAGGTTGCCGTTGATCATCGTCATGTAGATGCCCGTGCCGTCGGAGAAGAACACGCGGTATTGCCCCTTCAGGCGGTTCAGAGAACTTGCAGTTGCGGAATTGACGCGATTCTCCAAGAACGGCCGCAGGTTCATCGTGAGCGACGCCGGCAAGAAGTTGCCGAAGTTCAGCGTCGTGCCCAAGCTGATGATGCCCCTGTCATCCAGGACGTAGGCCTGGTCCATGTTCTGCGCGGTGTAGGGCACCGCACCGGTGCCAGTATTGAACGTCGACAGAGCGAAGTTCGCCTCACTCGTGCCGTACAGCACCGACGTGTCGCGCCTGGTGTAGACGCCAAGCGCGCCGCTGGACTGATCGCCTGGCAGCACGATGAGGTTGGTGATCGGCGCGTTCATGGCGATCTCGCCAGCGCCCAGCACGGGGTCCCACTGGTACGGCAAACCCAGGGCAGAGAACTGCAACGACGCGCCGAAGGACAAGAACAGGTGCTGCTTGTGGACGGCCACATGCGTGGGCTTGTCGTTGGGCATCGTCGAGTTGATGGGAACGAACACCGTCCCATCAAACTCAAACGCCCTGTTGGCCCCGTCGCACCCATACAGGCGATAGTTTGCGTCGCCACCACCAAAGTTGCCGACCACAGTTTCATAGCGGCCGTTCGGCGCCAGTGTGACCGCTGTAGCCGCCCCGCCCGCGTGCGCGCGAGTGGTTCCTGCAACTCGAAGATGCTCCGGCGCGGCAAACGTCCCTGAGGTGCTGGAAAGAATCAACCTGCCAGTTGCGCCCGACCACGATGTGCCGTTTTCAACGACAACGCGGGCTACGACACCCGTGGCCCCGCTTGTTTGCCCAGTGACCGTGTCTCCTTCGGCAATAGCTGTGCCTGTTCCACTATTGAACGCAAGCTCAAAGCCCAATGCAACTGCCGCCCACCCGCCACTTGTGGCCTTGAACATCGCCGCGCTGGCGTTGCCCACCACGTTGCGCCAGGCGTAGACGTCACCCTTGTACAGGGCCACACCCAACACGTTGCCAGCGCCCGGCACCGCCTGAATGCTTGAGCGGTACTCGTCGGCCGCCAGGTTGCGGTACTGCGCGTCAATCAGACCATCGGCACTCACGCCCACAATGGACGTGACAGATGCCTGCACGACTGCGCTGACCGTAAGGTTCTCGCCGACCACAAACGTGCCCGTCTGGCGAGTGATGACCACGTCGGAGCCGCTTCTCGCAATGACCTTGCCGGTCGCAGCAGAGGTTGCACCCGTCACGGTGTTGCCCACCGCGATTGTTCCGGTGACCGTGCAAGTCAAGATGTTGTACAGGGCGGCCGATGGGCTGGGCCTGCCATCAAACCTCTCGTACCCGGCGATGCGGGTATAGCCGCCGCTGACGTTGCACTCAAAGTTGGCGGCTCTGCGTGCGAAGCCAGGCGGCAGCGTCAGCGTCGGCGTGACCTGATCCAAGCCTCCTCCGAGGCGGATCAAGTCGTACTGAACGCGAGGGAGTTGAGCCTGGGCCATGGTGCTACTCAGGCCAGGGGATTCCCCAGATACAGCTCAGGAAGCTGTTCCCGCTCAAGCTGATTGCGCAGCCTCGAGAATTGCGTGGTGCCGCGGGACAGCACCTCAGGAGCAGCCTCGTACAGGCCGTAGTACTCCATGGCCTTGTAGACGATCGCCAGATGCAGGTGAGTCGGCAGGGCCGGCGTGTCAGTGTTCGCGGTCATGGACACCGGCAGGATCTGGTACTCGCCGCTGATCTGGTAGATGTCGTCAGGGATCTGGCCCAGCATGACCTTCTTGTCGTTGGGCATGATCGCAAAGACCACCGGCCGGCCGTTGACCTGCACGTTGAAGCGGTAGGTGTTGCGGAAGACCTGGTACTCCCACTCGACCAGCCACTGCTCGTCCTGCACCCCGATGCTTTTCTTCTGGCAGCGGAAGGTGTCCTTCCACCAGTACCGAAGGTCGGTCATCGGGTTGCCCGTAACCGTGTTGGTCACGCTGTTCGGGTCGTAGTTGCCAGTGCTGGCTACGGTCTCGAAGGTGAACGGCTCGCGCATCCAGTTCCAGTTGTCGTGCATGCCCTGGATCTCGACCCATGCGTCGTTGGTCCAGTTCACCAGCTTGGCGTACATGCCAGTCTGGCCGGTCACCGACGTGGGGCCACCTCCAGTGACACCGCACTCGACGGCCAGACGTTGCGCGAGCTGTAGGTAGTTCATCTATCAAACCGGCTGCGACAACATCTTCTTGAGCCAGGGCACACCCATCCGAGGGTTCGGGTCGTGCATGACCTGGAAGGGGTATGTCAAAGACAGCACGTTCTCCTCTTGGAAGCCCATGCTGCCGTCTGGCGCAACGATCTTGCGCTGGCGCACACGCGACTGCTTGGCGTTGGCCAGCACAGCAATGTGATACCTGCGCAGCTTGGCGGTGTCGCCTCGGACCACCATGCGGTAGTCGCCGTTGACGTTGACCTCGACGAAGCTGGGCTCGTTCTCGTTTCCCGGCTCGTTGAAGTGAACCTCGAGCTCGTCGCGCATGAACGACTCTTCGTCGATCTGGTCGGTGCGGATGACACGATCGGTGTCGATCTCGACCCCGCCTGGCGATGAAGCCTCGGCCGCGGGCGTAACCCGGTTGACGATGTCCACGTCCTCGGACGCAACGGATCGGTTGCGCTCGTAGCTGTTGACGGTGCGATTGGTCATAGTGAAGTCTCCTGGTGTTCAAGGGTGGGGGCCACCCGAAGGTGACCCCCTGCCGACTTAGGCAGTCAGCGGGTTTGCCGGCACGGTGGCCAGGTTGATGAACGTGTCAGTCACGTTGGCAGCACCCAGATCGGTTGAGCCAGGAGTGAACGTCACGCCAGCCGTCAGCGCGATGCGCAGAGCGGCGACCGGGCACACGCCGATGGGCGCGTCGGGGAACATCAGCGCCACGCGGCCAGCAGCCAGCTCGGCAGAGTCCACGATCTGGCCCGGGACGATCGACACAGCGCCGCTCGTGTCCAGGCAGATCAGGTACAGCCGGGTGGAGCCGTTGACGCCACCCGTGAAGCCGCCGTTGACGTTCTGGATACCGCCGGCAGCCGCCTGGTAAACCGACGGGCCGCTGTAGCTGATCGCGATGTTGTCAGTGATCGCCTTGCTGTAGAAGCGACCGTCGATCACATAGGTGACCGCAGCAGCGTTCTGGATCGTGTTGGCGTTGGTGCCTTCGGCCCACGCGCCGCTCGACAGACCGGCGGTAAAGCCGGAAGAGAGGGAGAGATTGTCAGACATGGTGAAGTTCCTTTCAGTCGATGACGAACGTGGCCACGGTGGCCGCGTAGTTCGTGTCGGTGACGCCGCCGTCGGCGTCCAGCTTGGCCGCTACGGCCTGCAGGGCGTCGACCACGGCCGCCAGCAGGGCCGCCAGCTCTTGGCGGTCTCCTGGCGCCGCGATGGCGTTGACACGTTGACGTACAGATTCGATGGGCATCTTTTTCCTTTCAAGCGGAGAAGGTTGCGTGTTTTCTGATATTGACTTGAGCCGGTATCACCTGAAGGTTGTTCTCCACATGCAGCCCACACACGTTCTTGCCGCGCAGAGGGATGATGTGGTCGACATGCCACTTGCCGCCCAACATGCTCTTCCGTACTTTGGCAATGTGATATGCCTCGGCAATGAAGAACTTGTTGGCCCAGGAGGGGGTGGCGCGCTTCACATAGCTCTTGCGAGCTGCGGTCTGCGCGTTCACTTTGTCCGCCTGTTCCTTGCGACGCTTGGCCGCACGGATACGTTGACCTTCCGCGTCGTACCCGGGGTGTTCGGCCTTCCACGCACGCTGTAAAGCGCGGTGTCGTTCCTTGTTCCTCTGGTAGTAGTCACGCGCATAGGCCTTGTGGCACTCCTTGCAGAGACACTGCAAACCGTCTTTGTGATTGCGGTTCTTTGAGAACGCATCGAAAGACAAAGTCTGTCTGCAGGCACTGCAAGTCTTCATGGTCACACCGTCAAATCAGATCACAGTGCAGAGCAAGCCGCTTCACACCTGACCATCCAATTTTCATTGAGACGGACGGCGTTCTTGTAGAAGTTGGCGCCGACGTAACCGAACTGTCCCATAGGATTTGCGTGCGTGATCTGCTTTGCAGGCAAGTAGATCGGCTGGATCGCGCCCATGCCCTTCAGAGCGACCTGGCCCCAGGCTTCCTGAGCCACCACCATGATGGGGTAGACGTCAGCCGTGGTGCCGGAGGTGCCACCGTTGGACAGGAAGGTGCCCGCAGTGATCGTGCCGCCGCCAGCCAGGAACGGCTTGAAGTACGGCGAGGTGATGACGCGGAAGCGCTCGACCGTGCCAACCTCACGCTCATGGACCGGCTTCTGCTGACCGTAACGAGCCAACGGCACGAAGTTGGTCAGGTTACGGAAGTCGGCTTCCATGTCGGTGTGGATGAACACCAGGTAGCCAGGCTCGACGGCGGTCGTGCCGAAGTTGACCGAAGAGGCCAGCTTCTCGGTCACGAGCTGAGCGTGCGCAGCCTCGAGCTGACGGGCAGCCTGACGCAGCTTGTTCAGCGTGATGCCGGTGTTCACCGACGTGCGGGCCGAGCCGTTGGCGTACACGACGTTCGTGCCACCGCGGACCACACCGTAGGAGATCAGCTCCTCGATGCTGGCCATGTGCTCGCCCACCAGCTTGACCATGTCGCCGGGGATGTCATCCTCGTACATGGACTCAGCCTTGGAGCTGAGCTTCATCAGCACGCCGTACTGCTGCACGGTCACCTGCACGTCCTGGTAGGCGATGGTGCGAGCACCAGGGGTCACGCCTTCTTGCAGCAGGTAGTTGCTGGCGGTGATGCTCGGAGCACCATTGGAGCCGGCGTCGATCGGCAGGGCGCGACGGAACACGACCGTGTCGGTCTTGTTCTGGGGGATCTGCTTTTGCGAGCCGAAGGTGCTCAGCACCTTGATGGGCATGGCGTGCTTGAGCATCTCGCGCTCCGCCATGATGAGGTTCCGGGAAGGAACAAGGGAATAGGTCTGCATGATGGGTTACCTTTTCTGTCGATCAAGTTCGTCCAGGTAGCGCCAGTACTCGTCGGGCGTCATGTCCTCCACGGCTTTCTGGCGCACGTTGGCACCAGACCGCCCTGAAGGAATCGCCGCAGCAGAGTTCAGGCGCTGCGTTCTTTGGTTCGAGGCTGAGCTCGTTGCGTCGGTGTGCAGGTCCAGCAGGCGCACAGCGTCTTGCGGGCTTTCGCTCGCCGCAAGCATCTGAACTTCCCGCGGTTGACGTTGCAACCATCCTCTGAACTCAGGCGTCTGTACTCGGTCCTGCCATCCAGGGTGACGAACCTCGACTGCCATCTCGGATCGCAGGCGGGAGATCTCTTGCGGGGTGACCCCCGCTTGAGCCGGCTGCTGTTGCTGCGCTATGCGCTGCTCCAGCGAACTCAGCCGCTCGTTCAGAGCGGACTCCATTGCCTCCGCGAACTCGGGGTAGTCCGACTTCAGCCTGGCCATCGCCTCGGGGTTGCGCTGCGCGTCGCGAATTTCCGTCGCAGTGGGCGCGTCGCCTCCCTTTGAGGAGACTTGCTGTGCCGTCTGAAGCTGCTGCTTCAGTTGACTACCGAGTCCACCGATGTGGCCTTCGGCATTCCTCAGACGCTGAGTGACCTGAGACAACATCGTCTCAAGGCCGGAGATCTTGTCCAGCAGAGCCTGGTCACCCGTTGGTGCCGCTGCGTCACCGCCCTTGGCTGCGTCGGCCGGATCAGCATTGCGATGCTCGGCGGGCGCTTGGTCGGTGGATGCGAATGCGGGTTCGCGGTCTGCAGTGAGCTCGACATCAGCGGCCGGCGCGGGGCCGGAATCCTCTGCGTCAAGTTGGTCCCAGATCTTCTTGGCGTCTTCCTGACTGGTCGTTCCTTGTACTTGCATTTTGATGTCGTCTCACTTCGGTGAAGGTCACTGTGGACCTTGTTCGTCGACGCCGGCTAATTCGTCGGGGTCGACTGCTGGACTCAGGCTGGCTCTTTCGGCCAGGCTGAGAATGCGCTTGACTTCGCTGATCCCACCGCGGATCAGCGCTGTCTTTTCCGGGCCGAAGGACGGTGAGTCGTTCAGCTCACGAAGCTCCTCGAGGCGCTCCTCAAGGGTCTGCGTCAGCCGCTTCCATGTCTGTGACCGGAAGTCCTCTGCCTTCAACAATCGGGGCTCCAAAGAAAAAACGGCGCCCGTTGCGGGGCGCCGTATGAAGATGGCATCTGACATGGGCAGCAATCGCGAAGACACTGACCCGGGGCGGAATATAGCATTGTGATTGCCCGGACGCAAGGGGGCTCACCGGCCCATCAGGCGGCCCATGTTGACGATGAATCCGCCAGGCGGGGGAGGCTGCGGCGCAGGGGGCGGCGGGGGCGCAAGAGGCTTGCCAAAGTACTGGCCGAAGAAGTTGCCAGGGTACTGGCCTTGATAGCCCATTCAGTCCTCACGTTGGATCTACCGAGGTGACGTTGCGAGAGCCTGAAGTGTAGGTGGCCTCCACCCGGTCCACAGTTCCATCCTGGGACTTGAAAACCATGGTTGAACCCTCGAGGCCGGTGGCGTCACCCGCGTTGACGGCCAGCAGGATGCGCAGCACATCGCGCAGCGTGAGGCCGCCCTCGACCACGCCCAGCAGCGGGTCAGCCGCGGCGCCTGCGCTGTTCAGCAGCTCGCCCATGGAGCCGGGCGTGTTGTAGGCGCTGGCCAGGGCTTGCCAGACTGCCGCCGCTAAATTTTGCGGGCTGAGTTCGGTGAACGGTGTGATGTCGCCGCTCAAATTTCCCGTCGCCCTGACCGTGGCGCTGTTTGAGAACTGCACCAGCGCAGCGCCCACGGCGTCGACGATGGCGCCGAGCGTGGCGTTGTTGACCGTGAAGGAGAAGGACGTGCTGCCAGATGCGGACAGGGCACCAGCCAAGTTGGCCGCAAGGTTGAACGTGATCGACGTGGAGCCGACCGCCGAGACGATCAGTTGCCCGTCTGCCGGGTTGACAGTAATCGTGACCGTCGAGTCGCCGCTGATGTTGACGCCAGCCGCAAGATTTAGCAGCCCCGGCGTGACCGTCACCACCAGATTGGTGAACGACGACATCGCCCCCGGCTTGTACGGCAGCACCCACGACGATGGAGCCAAGTGCCCGGAGGGGATGCCCGCCAGCTTAGACGGGATGCCCTGGCCTACGGACTGGTTCATCCGGTCGCCACGCCCCCACATGGAACGGAAAGTTCCAGGCGAGCCGCCAATCTGGCGCAACGGAAGCTGCGCCAGGAGCGTGGTGTTTGTCTTGAGAGCCATGAGCCCGATCAACCCCAGCCGACCTCAACCGCGCCGTAGAAGTTCGTGTTCGCCGCCGTAGCCGCACCCGCGAAGTAGAGCCACGTGAGGCAGGCACCGTCCATCACCCGAGGAAGGCTCGGCAGTTGGTTCAGTAAATCCCGCTCGGCAGCGACACCGACAGTCGTGAGCGGCAGCGTCAGCAGCGGGCGGGCAAGGCAAAGCGCACCGGTGCCGGTATTGGCCGCGCTGAAGGTGACAGACGCCACGGTGGACACGCCCGTGTCACCCGATGCCAGGGGCAGGAAGGGGCCGTAGTTGTTTGACGCAGCACCGGAGTGCGAAATGTGGCCCACGATGGCCGAGGCCGTCATGGCAACTGTGACCGGCAGCGTCCTGCCTGCTGTTGGCACCGTGTTGCTGTAGCTGAGCGCGATGTTCTGCGCCGTGGCGCCCGCTGCGGCGGTCTGCACCCAGAACAACCTGCACCCGGCCCCGTTGCTGTAGCGCAAGCTGGGCGTGCCCGTCAGGGTTTGTGCCGTGGCCGAGTTGTTCGTGATACCGGGCCAGTAGCCCTGCAAGTCCACCAGCATCAACTGCGCCGGGACACCCGTGGCAACGCCAGTGAGTGCATTGACGTTCAAAACGTGCTTGGTATCTGGACTGACGTTGCCGCCATGCGGCAAGCCGAAGATTTGCGTGCCGTTGCCAGTCAATTCGTCGCAGGTTCTCCAGGCCAGCGCAGTGCCCGCAAAAGCATTTGCTACGGGAGTACCGGCCAGTCCGCTGAAGTCATACCAACGGGCGGCGGTGTAAGCAGTGCCGCCCGTAATTTTGTTCCAGTCAGAACGGTTGAACTTGCCGCTCGTGATTTCGTTGACCAGATCGTCCATTGAGGAAAATGGCATGGTGATTCCTTAGGTCCAGATGAATTGCGCTTGCCCGATGATCGGCCCCAAAGCGCCGGTGTTGGTGGACAGGTTGTAAATGTAGTTTAGGTACGCGCCTTCGTAGATGCGTGGCAACGCAGCCTGTTCACGCAAGAAGTTTTTTTCAACCGTAGAAGAAAGCTCGTTCAGTGCTAGGTTGAAGAGTGGCTTGACCAGCACCAGCACGGCGAAAGCGCCTATACCTCCCGCGAGTTGAACTGACTGCACAGACCGCACGCCCCGGTCACCATTCGCCAGCGGTACAAACGGGCTCATAGCATTCGTACCGCCAGGGTGGCCTGAGCCGCTCACACCGATAGTGCCCGAGACGCGAATCTGAGAAACAGTGGTTTTGGCGACACCGTCTTGGTTGGTGTAGTTCACCGTTATTGAGTTGCCAGCCCCACTGCCCGGCGTTTGGCTGAAGAAAGCCATGCGCACGCCTTCGCCATCCGTGTAACGTGGCAACGACACCGGGTTGTCGAAAACTTGCTCATCCAAGCTGTCGCAGTCGATGTACGGGTAGAACATCAAGTAGTCGAGGAAATAGACCGCAGGGAAAAACCCGCTCGCTCCGGCTTGCGTCAAGGACACAGACAGCAGATACCGCTCTTGCGCAGGCAGCGTCGGCCCGGTGTAAATGCCTCGATTGCGCTGGCCGATGAGTTGCGTGGCCTCCAGCGCGTTGCCAAGATATGGGTTATAGACGGGCGGGCCTGAACTGCCAATGGAGGCGTCCCCGAATATGTTGACGACACCAAAACTACCCGGCACGCCAGTGCGGAAAAAATGCTGAGTGTGATGTCGCCCTTGCTCAACAGCATTAGCCACCTCGGCAACGGACCTAAACGGCATCAGGGTCCTCCAGCGGTATCCACTCCACCTCGTCGGGTGACCACTCCACGCCCCCGTCAGGGTGTTCCGAGCAGGCCGACAGCTCGGTGTCGGCCAGCGTCAGCAGCTCACGGCAGTGGGCGCAGCGGTACACCACATCAGTCCACCGTGGCTGTCATGGCACCAGCAGCGAACTGCGGCTGGATGCCGTTGCTGATGGACAGGCTGGCGTTCAGCGCGCCCTTCAGCAGCAGGTTGCCGGTGCCCGTGGAGTCCGTGCCGATGCCGAAGTGCGTGGCCGTGGCGGTGCCGCCCGTGGCCTGGGGGAACTGCACCAGGGCGGTGTTGGCCACGGTGGACACAGTGCGCGTGAAGCCACCGGCCGTGCGCGCCACCGCCACCCGGGCGTAGCCGGTGTAGGCCACCTCGCTGGTGGTCTGGCTGCCAGCCTCGCCGGGGTCAGCCGTGTGCAGCGAGATGTAGAACGAACCCGCCGTGGCGCTGTTCTGCAGGCCGCCAGCGTCGCCGATGCCGGCCCAGTCGGTGTTCAGAAACAGGAGGTCGAGGAGTGCCGCTTCGGCGGCGTTGGTCATTGACATGGTCTGTCCCCTTTCAGATCATCGACTTCAGAGCCGCAATCTTCTGCTCGTACTCGAAGCGCAGCTTCTCGGCAGCGGCCTGCAAGTTGCGAGCGCTGGCCAGCTCGCTGTCGGCCTGCGCCTCGCGCATGTCGGCTTCGGTAGAGCGCTTGACGTTGGCCGCGGCATCAGACTCGACCTTGGCCTTGGCAGCAGCCAGCGCCTCGCGCTCGCCAGCCATCCAATTATCAAACTTTTCGCGCTCGGCCTTCGTCGCAGCGCGCACGGCATCGGCGTCGGCAGACGCCTGCGCAACGCGTGCAGACTCCTCGCGTGCCTTGGCCAGAGCAGCGTTGGCATCGGCCGCGGCGAGCTGAGCAGCCGCGTTGGTGGCGTCGGCCTCGGCCTTAGCCTCGCGAGCTGCTGCAGCCTCAGCGGCCGCCGCTTCCTGCGCAGACTTGATCTGGTCGAGCACGGCTTTCAGCTTGCTCGGGTCCTTGGCCATCTCGAGGAAGGCCAGAAGGTTTGCCGCGGTGTCGACCGCCACGGCAGAGGGGGTGATGTTGATGTTCATGGGGGCTCCGTTAGGTAGTGGAAATGACCGCGATCTTCAGGCCAGGGCGAACGCCCAGGTATTCGGTGCCGCCAGCACCGATTCTCATCGACGTGGAGGCTGCCGTGGGGCTTGCGCCGATGGCGATGCGGCATGCCACATCGGCGTGCAGACGCACGAAACGAGTCGTGTCGGAGAGAACGGAAGACTGGACCGACGAGGCGCCGATGGCGACCTGCTGATTCAGCAGGGCAGGCTCCTGGCCAGCGGGCACCATGTGCCCACGGCCTGATGCCGTCAGCTCTTGGTACTCGGTGATGTCCAGTATTGCCATTGTGATACCTCAGATGCCGGCGCCAGTGTTGACTCGCAGCGCCGCCTCGGCGTTGAAGATCTGACGCTGGTTGTCAATCTTCAGTGCCTCGAGACGCTCCTTCGCGGCGATCTGCTCGCGAGTGAGCTGGGCGTCCTGGCCGAGCTTGGTCAGCGACAGGTCGCGCTCGATGCCGGCCTCTGTCATCGCGATCTCGTACTCTGCCTGCTCGCGCTGGCGGTTGTACTCGATCTGCTGGCCCTGCTGGGCGCGGACCTCCTTGTTGTCTGCGAGCTTGGCCATGTCGACCTCGGCCTTGATCTGAGCGGCTGCGATGCGCGGATCCTGCGGCGCGCCCTGCTGAGCCTGCGCCTCCATCTCCTGCTTGACCTGGTCCTCAGGCTTGAGCAGCTCCTCGGGGTTGACCTTGAACGCCTTGAGGATCGCCTTGAGCTCCTCGCGCTCGCGCAGGTGCGGGATGTAGCGCGGGTTGTTGGTGATGTTGGCCAGGTTCAGCAGGGCCTGGTTCTGGATGTCGCGCTCGATCAGCGCAGTCGACCCGCGTGCGTCGATCTCGTAGTCGCCCTTGATGGCAGGATCGGGATCGTTGGCCATCTTCCAGTCGTAGTACCGACCGATGTGCGGCCTGGTGATGGTGTCGTCGTACAGCTTCACGCGCTGGCGCAGCACGGCGTTCGCGTTGTTGTAGAGCATGACCATGCCGCCGACGGTCTCGGGCGCACTGCCCTGCTCGCCGCCCATGATCTGGGGCATGCTGGACTCGACGTCCGCAAACTGCATGGCGGCCTGGGCGATGGCCAGCAGCTCCTGCAGGTGCGAGTTGAACTCGAACACCGTCATGGCAGCACGCACGTCGTCGAGCTCGTCCTTGGCCAGCCAAACCTTGTTGGGCGTGATCTCGTAGCTTCCGTTCTGCGGAATGATCATGCCCTTCTTGATGACGATCTGGCCGCCCAGCGAGGTACGAC